CTTAATAAAAAGTCCCCAACACATCTGATCTGACATGCTGGGGGCTACAAAAATTCATTATTGCAGACAGAATACTATGCTGCCTGTGCTTCTGTGATGATCTGTGCGATCTCATCTGGAAGTGGAAGTCTTGGATCTGTGGTTGCATCACCATAAAGAACCTTCTCGATAGCTGCCATAGCTGCCTCTCCGACATCAACACTTGATATCTCAAGGTATGCTGTAGACTTACTGCCCGTTACAGCAACTGGTGTTGTTGAAAGCTCGTATGACATGGTCGATGCCTCTGGACTCTCGTTTGTTGATGAGTGAGTCTTGGATGATGGCTTTGCCACTGCACCATAGATAATATGGATCTTGTATCCATACTCGTCTTTCTTGGTATCATTTCCCAGGATTGTCTGGTAGGTCATACCAAATGTTTTTCTATCCTGCTGACGGATTGTTACACCCTTTGCAATTGTTTTCTTACCATCACAGGCATCAAACTCGTCTGGTGTGGTATAACACTCAACTGTAGCTCCGAAGTCCTCTGCTGAATACAGTGAAAGATACTTCTGATTATCTGCATAGATCTTAGTCTCTTCTCCGCCTGATGGGTTCTCAGCTACTGAAGAAAGACCATTCCATGCTACTCCATTTGGGTATGCACCAGTTTCATCCTGAAGGTATAATCCACCCTTGGATACGCCTGTCTCATAAAACTTCTGTCCCATTGCATCCCAAACCATTGCTTTACTTGCCATAGTTTTTATCTCCTTTTCTAACAATATAGTGTGAATACGTTGTGATGAAGGTTAGATGCCCGGTAATGCCTGTCATGGGTGCAGTAAGGCACCTCAAGCAGTTTTTCTACCACCGAAATATCTGGATCTTTGGAAATCACAACTATTTCATAGCAATAAAAAACGGAGTAATTTGAGTTATCAGCTCTTTTACTCCGTATGTTTGTTCTTTGATATCTAATTGCAGGGTATGACATTTTTAACGTCTCAGGGGGTTCGTAATACACGTTCGTACTGCCCAATAACTTAACAAGTAAGGCATGCAGTTCAAGTCTGCTCATCTTCTGTATACACCTCCCCGATTGTCAAAAGAAGTCTAGGGTACTGAGAAGCATCAATCTTATCGACCTGCCACTTAGTACCCATATACTCTGCATATATGATGTTTGAGCAATTCGCAATGAGGTTTGGATCTGCCAATATAGACAGGGTAACATCGTACTTAATGTTCCTATTAACACTTTCACTGGATGACTGTCGTCGATAGTAATTATTCATAGCATCACCATAATAATTCCGTGCATATATCTTTTCTTCCCAGTATCCTGGTCGAGTTTCGATAGTTTCGGAATACCCTATTTCACCATACCATTTAGCCATTTTGAATTTCTCCTTATCTGATCTACTCGGACTTAACTGTTGCCAGCTTAGCTGTGGTAGATGTAGTTGAATCTGTAGTTACATATGTAACTGTAGCAACATTTTTCTTAACCTCGCATGATACAGGGAGATACTGAATGCCTGTGGCATCAACAATAATCATCCCCTTGATGAATGTATCCTGAAGATCTGCTGCACTGATTTTCTTAGTACAGTCTGCATCTGCATATGCAAATGTGTCAGCCGCCTTTGTATAAACTTTTCTAGCAGCTATGTTCTTATCTGTAACATTCATGAAAATATTATCCATGTTTTACCTATCTCCTTTCATCAACTAAGCTACTGGCTCCTCAAGAGCAATAGCTGAATATGGCTTTGTGAGTGATCCTGATATACGAGTCTCAAGCAGGTATAAATACTGGTTGAAGTTGATATCGAAGTCATCGAACTTGGTTACCTCTCCGCCCTTTGTAGCACCGAATGTATAATCTGCCAGATTTACAAAGATACCAAGGAGCTTATGCTTCTTACCCCCATCATCAACTCTAACAAGACCGCCAAACTGCTCCACGGTATGGATCTCGTTTACATTGAGTGCTGCGGCAAGGTCTGCCTTTGAGTTGTATATTCTTCTACCATTGCGATCTCTAGCCAGAAGCATTACATTGAGTGCATGTGGGGTGCAGTAGTAATCCGGTGTACCAGATCCCTTAAATTTCTCTCTTGAAAATAGAGCTGCCTCAACTACTGCCTCAGCATAAATATAGCTATCTCCAAAGTTCACAGATGTATCGGTTCCCTGGAGCTTTGCCTTCTCAGCAGCTATATCTATATCCTGCTTGATGCAGTAGAAGTCATCATCATTCCAAATAGACCTAACATGGTCTTCGTGAATCTTGTCTGGGTCACCATCATCTCTGCCATCGCCAACAAGTGCTGCAAGAGCAAGTGTCTCGTCAAGAGCATGTCGCATAAGCTTCCACTGATATGAAACTACGTCAAAATCCGTAATATCTACGATATCGTCCCTCTGAAGCTCATCCTTGATATAAACTGTCTGAGGATCAGTTGTTCTACCGACAAGCTTAATCTGGTTTGTAAGTGTCTTATGATCACCCTTCTTCTGGTATCCCTGTGCAAGGGCTCTTTTTCTAGCATCAGCGTTTCTGGTTCTGATTCTGCTGATAGGGCTTTTATGAATCTTGCTCATTACTGAGGCAACCCATGTCTGATCCCTCTCAAGAGTATTTGGCTCCCCCTTATCTACTAACTCGAATTCTGGAAAGAGCTGCTCTACGTCTTCATTGGTAAAGGCGCCATGAGCGAGTGTGTCCTTATGCGCGGCAACATAATTTTTAAGTGCCTCCCTGAAAGAACCAACACTGGTCTTCTTAGCTTCGCTAATGATTGCTACCTCGTCTGAATGAGTGAGCGCTGTTCCCTCAGACATCTCTGCCTGATCAAATACATTGTGCTTGATTGTTCCCATTTCTCCATCTCCTTCTTTATTATCATTGTTGTCGGCACCAGAAGCTGTCAATCCAACTAAGTAATCGACAACCTTCTTCTGATCATCGTTGAGTGTGTTATAGACATCCTCTACAGTCTTGTCGTCATCAGACTTACCTTCTGACTGCTCTGGTGTCTTTGTGTCCTTGTTATCCTCCACTGTTTTCTCCTTTTCTGCCTTGTCGTCTGAGTGATAGAGTACTAAACCTGCAATATCGTAATTTGCAACGAACGCATCATCTTCCCCATCACCATGTGCTATTGCCCAATCAATGGTTGCCCCTGGATTAGCCCCTGCTAGTACCAGACTCAGTTCCCTGATGATTCCGTGAACCACATTAGATCCAGCATGTTTCAACTTGTTCGCGTATATAGACAGAGACCTTACATCTCCATGCTTGACCAGCTCCTTTGCATGCTGCCCTTCCTCGGTATTGTTAAAAACACCATACGCGTACACACCATCGTCTCGGTTTTCAAGCACGGCATGTCCTAATACAGCATTCACTGAATCATGATCATGGTTCCAGACAATAGGAACTGTTACGCCATCCTGGTCTTTAAACGCATCTTTCTTTATGGTTCGACCATCACTACACAAGAGATCATTTCGTGTAGCCCAACCACCAAAATCGTATTTATCCATTTTGATATTCTCCTTCCTGTGTTTGTTCTTCTGTATAATCCTGCGGGGTATTCTCGTTTGGCTGTGCAATATTGCTGTTGATAAGCTGATCAGCCTTTGGATCTGATGAAGGCATCATGCCGATGATCTGACGTATTTCGTTTGACGTCATTATTTCATTTCTTGTAAATTTGTCTGCTATTTCAGCGATACTGCTGACTGGAACTAACTTGAATGGGTCTTTGAAATACGTGATTGACTGCCCCTGTGTTATGGCAGTCTTTGTTAAGAACTTTCGTTTGAACTCATCTGCGATTGCCGATGCGATTGGTTCTATAGTTCTGCTGTTATAGTTCAGCATGGTCTTCTCGTCTGCTGTACCATCGAGAACACTCTGAGTAATACCCAACTGTGCATAAAGCTGTTCCTGAAGAGTCTCTATCTGCTTCAAAAGATTGTTTTCAAGAGATCGATTAAGCTGTGTTATCTTTTCGGTACCATCTGCATAAGCAATTCCATACTTAGATCCAGATAACTGGTCTTCGATTTCCTGACGTCTCCTGTTCGCTTCTTGTCTCTTCTGTTCAGTTTTTATGATGTATGGTAACTGGATTATAAGATCGAGTTTTCCAGATGCCGTCTGCTCATCAGTTATATCCAAAAGGCTTAACTTACGGGCAAGGCGTTGATAGACTGAGTTATACTCATTGATTATTGCATACATCGGATTTTCTATAATCGCAACACTACGCTTGGGAAGGATAATATCCTCTTTTCTACCGGTTCGTTCGTTATATAGCCGAATCTTAACTTTATACGGAAACCATTCTATGATCTTACCGACTCGCATTGATGTGATATCGTATGAATCAGTATCAGTTGGATCATAGAGTGTGTCCACAGGAACAACTGCCGCAACTCCTTCATCAAACATAGTAAGAACCGTATCTCGTATAAAAGAACGACTTGTCTGATCGATGTTTGCCTCAAGAGTGAGACATGTATTGAGTCCCGTATTCTTTTCAGATTTGAACCGGCCATTATCATCCAACTGACAATGTTTGAAGCCTATCAGTTCAACGTCTATTGCAATCCGGTTGAATATCGAAGTTATTATTGATCGTTCATTCCCTCGAGTTAATCGCACACGATCGGGTCGTGACGAATAACTGACTCCCGCTGAGTATCCTAATGTTGGATCCTTATTCATAAATGCATTCCAACCGTTTTTCACCCTTTCGGGTAATCTGTATGTTGCCATTCATATCCCCCTTAATCAAAAGCTTCGCGATTGAGCTTGTATGCAA